TTGGTAGAGTGCCGGTGACGTTTGTAGTCAAGTTAGCAAACGTAGTAGAGGTTGTTCCCGTACCGCCATTAGCAATTGGTAGAGTGCCGGTGACGTTTGTAGTCAAGTTAGCAAACGTAGTAGAGGTTGTTCCCGTACCGCCGTTGGCAATCGGTAGAGCCGTTCCGCTATAAGTCATAGCCAGAGTGCCGGTGCTTGTAATTGGGCTACCGGCAATACTGAAAATACTCGGCACTGTTGCCGCGACTGATGTAACACCAGTAGCCGCAGGAGCCGACCACGTAGGCGCAGCAGCCCCTGCCGAAGTAAGCACTTGACCAGCCGTACCAACAGCCAGCATCTGCGTTGTGCCGCTTGCTGACTGGTAAGGGATTGTGCCGTTAGAACCGCCGGCCAAGTTTGTTGCGCTGCCCACGGCGCCGCTAATGTTTGCTGCTGGGATGGCCGATGGGTTTTCAAGCGCGCCGCCAGTACTGACAGTTCCCGCTAGTGTTTTTGCTTTAGACATTTGGAGTTACCTCAACCCATGCTGTTGTTGTTTCGTCCCAACGATACATTTTGCCATCCGTTGGATATGCAACAGGCGCGTCCCAATTGCAAGTTGTTTCATTCAGCACCCAGCTTGCGTATGGCTTAGGTGGGATAAACGCGTTGCGTTGTGAGTCGTAAGTAAAACCTGCGCCAGCGTAGTTTTTACGAATTGTGCCGTTGTAGCTGGTCTGCACCCAAGTGCCGCCAAGAAGGTTGCGGCAAAACTCAGCGCCAACGGATTCTGTTTCTACACCATTAAGTAAACAGTCGTTGTTGTGCACAACGATTACACGCAAGACAATGTTGTTCAAACCGATTTCTGCAAAATGTGCCATGTTTTGTTCTCCTTAGAAAGTGATTGAACCGGAAGCAGTCCACTGATAAATACGGTAGCCATTGGCAACTGTAATTGTGGGGGATCCCGTTGTAGAGCTAGCAGGGTCGAACGTGCTGAGATAGCGAATAATCACAATACCAGAGCCACCCGCACCGCCGTTAAAACCGGGGCCGCTGGGGTACGAACCTCCACCACCACCGCCACCAGTATTAGCAGTTCCAGCAGTTCCAACATTATTACCAGTGCCGCCAGCGCCACCGCCTCCAGCACCGCCAGCTCCTGCTTGCGTATCTGGGGTTGAGCCCGCGTCGTTGAATCCGCCACCACCGCCACCAGCGCGAATAACCGCACTACCCGTAATAGAAGATGATAAACCACTTCCGCCAGCGCCAGCTTGTCCAACTGTGCCGTTATCACCCGCCGCGCCAGCGCCACCTCCGCCTCCATGAACGCCATTTGCAATACCATTGCCACCACTGTTGCCTTGTGATGGTGAAGTTGATGGAGTATTTCCTGCGCCACCATTTGATTGGTATCCACCGCCGCCGCCAGAGCCACCCGCGCTTCCAGTCGCACCTGTCCCGCCGCCGCCACCGCCACCGCTAGAGGTAATAGTTGAAAAAACAGAATTTCCGCCGTTGACACCGTTGCCTTCACTTACTCCACCAGCACCGCCAGCACCTACGGTTACTGTAATGGCAGAGCCTGCACTAACTGCAAATCCCGATGCCGTTCTGTAACCACCTGCGCCACCACCACCCGCTGAACCACCACCCCCGCCACCTCCACCAGCAATAACGAGATATTCAACTGCTGTTACCAAGCCAGCAGGAAGCGGCCAATTATCAGCCCCCTTAGCTTGCGACTGCTGGCTCAATGTGTAAATTCCAGAATACTGTCCCATGGTTTACCTCAGAATGTAATTGAGCCAGAGGCTGTAAATGTGTAAACGCGATAACCACCGGCAACTGTGATTGTTGGGGATCCTGTTGTAGATACAGCAGCGCCAAAAGTGTCCGCATAACGAATAATCACAATGCCAGAACCCCCCGCGCCGCCATTGTGGACTGTAGTGTCATCGGTAGAGTTTGCACCCCCACCACCCCCGCCAGTGTTTGCTGTGCCAGCAGTTCCATTTGAGTTTGTCGGACTTCCACCACCACCGCCAGCGCCACCGGATGAAGAGGGTGCAGTAAAGATTGCACCACCACCACCACCGCCAGCATAAATAGTCGATGTTCCAGAAATGCTTGATGCAGTTCCTGCTCCACCATTGCCGCCCACTGACGTTGTTCCATTAGCACCAACAGCAGACGCACCGCCGCCACCACCAGCACCATATTTACCACTAAAACTAGCGCCTGTGCCACCAGCGTTACCTTGTGATGGGCTTGTTGATGGTGTATTACCAGCGCCACCAGCCTGACTGTTAGAAGTACCACCACCGCCAGAACCACCAGAACCTCCAACACCCGAACCCGCCCCCGCACCACCACCGCCTCCAGCCGAGGTAATAGTTGAAAATACTGAATTTGATCCTTGAGCGCCACTGTTAGTAGCTGTACCGCCAGCACCTCCAGCGCCGACAGTTACTGTTATTGCAGAGCCCGCAGTAACTGCAAAGCTAGCTGCTGTTCTATAACCACCGGCGCCGCCGCCACCGGCACGATATGATCCACCGCCCCCGCCACCTGCGACGACAAGGTACTCTACCTCTGTCGGCGGAGTTCCAGTCAAAGGATTAAACGTTGCGGTAATGTAACCGCCTAAATATCTATTTGACATAAACCGCTCCTTTAGGAGATTTCCTCGTAGCTAACGGTGTAGGCAATTTTGCTTGCCGAGCTGCTAGTGACAACAATGGATCGGTTTTCTTCAAGGTAAAAACTGGTGCTTTTGTCGATAACGATTAGCGCGGCGTCATTGGGCACATCAACAGTTGACGCAAGGGCATAAGATGTGCCGGAGCCATCAGCAGCCGTGTTGATCGCAACCGTTGCCGCATAGGTAGCCGCGCCATCAATGTTGGCTGCAACAACCATGTCGACTTTAAACACTTTGCCGCTGCTTGCGGCGTTGGCTAACAGCACGTTAGCCGAAGTGTCTGATGGGGTTGCGTTTGCCGTCTTGCCAATAATGGTTGTGACGTTGACGATATTAGGTGCTGCCATGATTTATCCTCCAAATACGATTGCCATTGCAATCGCTTTACCTGTTGTGAATGGGGCGGCAGGGGTAGATGAAACCCAAGCAGACCCGCTAGAAGTAAGCACGTTGCCAGCGGTACCGGGGGATGTCAATCCCGTACCACCAGAACCAGCAGCCAAAGTTGCCGACAAACCTGCCGCTGTGCCTGTTGTGTTTTGATTAAACGTAGGCCATGTTTGAGCGCCAGCAAAAGTAATTGCGCCGGACATAGTGCCGCCAGCCAAAGCCAATTTAAGGGCGTCTGCGGTATCAACGTAGGTCTTGGTGGCCGCGTCTTGGGCATTAGTAGGGTCGCCCATGCCCGTGACCTTGCTGGTGCCCATGGCAATTGCGCCGGTCATTGTGCCGCCAGCTTTTTGCAAATATCTGGCGTCAGACTGCGTTTGCGTGTAAACGTTCGCAATGTCAAACGCGCCGTAAGCCACAATGTCAACAATGTCGCCAGCTGTCAGGCCCGTGCCAAACACCACGCTTGTGCCGTTGGTAGCCACAAAGTCAACGCTGACCTGCTGCTTTACACCGTTCAAGTAGACATCGACATAGCCGACGTCGTAAGTAGCAGCAAAGGTTGTCTGAGCCGCAGTGGCTGTATAGACTTGACGCTCTGACGTACCGTTGACTGAAGAACCGGCGTTGACCCAAGCCGTGCCGGTGTACACCTTCATCAAGTTGCTGGTTGTGTCAAAGTACAAAGCGCCGACCAGCAAAGCATTGCCGTCGTTGTCTACGGAAGGGGGCGAGCTTTTAGCGCCAAGGTAGCGATCGTCAAAACTGTCGTAGCTGGCAGCAGCAGCTGTTGCTGAGGCCGAAGCCGCAGAAGCACTGCCAGACGCAGCAGAAGCGCTGCTAGACGCGTTGTTCTCGCTGGTTAAGGCATTGGATGCACTTGTAGCTGCCGCAGCCGCTGAGGCTGCCGCAGCTGCTGTGCTGCCAAACAATACGTCAATGTAGTTCTTGGTTGCCGCGTCTTGTGCGTTTGTTGGATCGCCAACACCGGTGAGCTTGTTTGTGCCCATCGCAATCGCGCCGGACATTGTGCCGCCAGTCTTGGCCAACAAGCCAGACACCGTAGTGTCTACCTCAGTCTTGGTGTAGGCGTTGGTAATGTTGTAACCGGCAATGGTTGTTGGGTTTGTGCCAGCAGTCACGCGGCCGTAGGCGTCGACGGTCATCGACTGATACGTGCCGGCGGTTACTGCCGTTGTGGCCAAGTCGATGTTGTCGGAGTTGACAACAATGCGTGAGCTTGATGCGGTGCCGACATCCAGCGTGTTGCCGGTCTTTGTCAAACCCGCGCCAGCTGTGATCTGGCCAGCGCCTGAGAACTGGACCCAAGTTACCGATGTGCTGCCAAGCGTGCCGCCCGCAGCTATCGTGCAAACAAAACCGTTGTTGGAGTTGACAGTGCCGGATTCCACAAACGTGTAAGCGTGGACCAATTCATCCCAAGTGTCTGCGTCGGTAGACCGAGCCCACGTACTAGCAGCCGCAACGTAAATGCCGTTGTTAGCCGTAGTGGTTTGATCCTTAACCAGAACCCGGTCGCCTGCAATCACGGCCACGCCATCGATTGTTTGCGTGCCGCTTAAGGTAATGTTGGCTGTTGTTCCGGCACGGCAAGATGCTTTAGCGTCTAAACCTTGGACCGTGTTGTCAACGTAATTTTTGGTCGCCGCGTCTTGCGCAGCTGTTGGATCGCCTAAGCCTGTGATCTTGGCGGTGCCCATTGCAATGGCGCCGGACATCGTGCCGCCAGTTAGGTTCAACTTAAGCGCGTCTGCCGTGTCGACATAGCCTTTATTGGCTGCGTCTGTCGCGTTTGTTGGCGTGCTCAATCCCGAGATCGTGCTGCCCGTAGCCGAGTTCATGTCCAACGAACCGTTGATGGTTACGTCGTTAAAAGTGGACGTGCCTGAAGACGCGGTAACGTTGCCGGTTAAAGTGCCAGCCAAAGTGCCGGAAACTGTCACGTTGTTAAAAGTTGACGTGCCGCTTGCTGCGGTAACGTTGCCCGTCAAATTGCCGGTCACATTACCAACCACGGCGCCGGTTAAACCACCAACAAACCCAACCGTTGCTGTGATTGTTGTGCCTTGAATCGTGGTAGCTGAGGAAGCGCCAATCGTGGTACCGTTAATTGTGCCGCCAGAGATGGTCACGCTGGCAAAGCTGTTGGACCCGGACGAAGTTACGTTGCCGGTCAAGTTGCCGGTCACGTTACCGGTCACGTTGCCGGTGATGTTGCCGGTAATGTTGCCGGTAAAACCGCCGCTTGCTGAAACGGTAGTAAACGCGCCAGTCGATGCTGTAGTTGCGCCAATCGCTGTGCTATTGATTGTCGAAGCCGTAATGGCCAAAGACTGCAAAGCCGCTGAAGCAATTAAAGCTGTACCCGCAGAATTAACCATTGCCACCTTGTAACCGTTGCCAGCCAAAGTTGGCAACAGATCAAAACCAAGGGTAACGTTTTCCAACTCATTGCGCATCGTTGCCGATGAGCCGGGCGAGTTGGGCGTTGGGTAGGTGGTGTGGGTATAGTACGGATTGCTCATCGGAGTCCTCGACGTAAGGTGTAATGCACAATGATGTTATTCACCGTGAAAGACTGAAGAAGGTCAGAGTTTGAAGAAATGCGGATAGCTATGTTTTCAGCAGTTCCCGAAATCTCAATCTCAGACGGAGATATGTCAGATCCATCCCACACAAAATTGTCCCAAACCATTTCATCCCAATAACTAGAACGCAAATCGTTTTGGTATGAAGCGTTTTCGGCTTGAGTCAATGCTGTTGTACGGTAGCCAAGGTCATAGCCAAATTGAATTTCGGCGTAGGAATCCCCTGACAATTCTACGGTAGCTTTGCGATACCGTTTCAAAATTCGTGGCGATTTTATGGAGTTGTAGACCAAGTTTATGTTGGCCGGAATTTGCTCGCCGTCAAAACTCGTGCCCAGATCCATTTGGTACACGTAGCCGTTGGTTGAACCAAAGAATTGGACCGTGCCGCCGTTGGGCTTTTCGCTGTCAATTGCACAGTTAATATTGTGTTGAAACTGCATTGGCATGCTGCCTAAGACTCGGCCGTTTAGGATTGTCAAGTAAAGAGCTGATCCGTCTGAAAAGAACACTCGGTACTGGCCCTTGTCCCGGTTGACCGTACTGCCAACAGACAGCCCACGGTGTTGCTCAATAAATTTAGGAATGTTCATGGTCAACGCCGCTGGCACGAAGTTACCAAAGTTTAGAGACGTTCCTAAACTCATGATGCCTCGGTCGTCAAGCACATAGGCTTGATCCATGTTTTGTGCGGTGTAAGGAAATGCTCCGGTGCCGGAGTTAAATGTCGATAGGCTAAAGTTGGCTGAACTTGTGCCGTACAGCACAGATGTATCGTTGCGGGTGTAAACGCCTAGAGCGCCACTTGATTGGTCGCCCGGCAACACCAGCAAGTTGGTAACTTCCGCGTTCATTGCAATTTCGCCGGCGCCTAGCAAAGGTGTCCACTGGTAAGGAAAACCAAGGGCTGAAAATTGCACAGAAGCGTTAAAGCTCAAAAACAAATGCTGTTTGTGAAAGCAAATGTGTGAAGGCGTGTCAACGGCCATGCCGGTTCTGATTGGCACATAGGTCGTGCCATCAAACTCAAAAGCATTGTTTGTACCGCTTACTCCATACAATTTGTAATTTGCCGTGCCACCGCCAAAGTTTGCAACGGTGGTTTCGTAACGACCGCCAGCCGTTAAAGTGATTTGTACGGGCGCGGTCAAAACGCGCGCGTAAGTAGTAGCACCTATACGCAAATTCTCGCCAACCGTAAACGTTCCAGTAACGCTAGACAAAATCAATTGTCCGGCCGCGTCGCTTGAACCATAAGTGCCGTCTTCAAGAACCGTACGAGCAACCACGCCGGTAGCCCCACTGCTTTGACCGGTTAAGGTAACGCCGTCTGGTATCAGCAGCACGCCATTATCAAACGACATGGTTTTGCCAAGCGTGATCGCAGTCCAGCCAGAGCTGCTTGACCGGTGCATCACGGCGGCAGTGCCGCCAGCGTTATTGCGCCATGCGTATACCGTGCCGTTGTAATACGCTACTCCAAGAACAGATCCTGATCCGGGCACGGCAGTGATGTCAGCGCGGTAGTTGTCGGCTGCAAGATTTTGGTATTGTGCGTCAGTCAACCCATCGGCTGACACGCCTTGCACCGCCGTGATGGTGCCCACAAAACCGGAGCCATTGTTTAAAACATCTCCGGCAACAAAGGCCCCGGTTTCTCGGGTAACAACCAAAGAAGTCGTATTTACCACAATGACGCGACCTGTTGCCCCTGACACGCTGCCGGTAACCGTTTGGCCAACGGTAACCGTGGCCGTAAACGTGCAAACCAAAATATTGTAATTGGCAGCAGACGGACTGGGCCTGCCATCAAAACGCTCATAGCCAGCAATGCGGGTGTAGCCGCCGGTAATTGAACACTCAAAGTTTGCCGCGCGGCGAACAACACCCGGTGGCAAAGAAAGCGTGGGAGTTACCTGATCCAAACCGCCACCAAGGCGAATTAGATCGTAGTTAACTTTGGGCGTGGTCAGCTGCATTTATGCGCCTTATGCAAGCGGCGGGCCGCTGACGACTGTTGGCAGTTGGTCGATGTCCAATCGGTTCATCAACCTTTTAAATTCAAATTCACCACGTTGATAGACTTCTGGCGCTGATTCATAGCCGCCGTAAAACATCATCGCTCTGTAGACGATCATCATCTGAAAGCGGTCAGGAAACACAGTAGGCGGCGCATCAGTGGCCAATGCAAACTCTGTTGGCTGAACATAGTACTCACCCACAATGACGTAAGGCTGGTCCGGTATTGAGCCAAAACCCAAGTTCTTATCTGGGTCAACCGTGACAACCACAGGGCGCGCGTACGTTGTGCGCATATTCCCGTACATGTACAGGTTGCGGAACGTCGTGTAGTCCATGTAGTTCATCAGCTGCTCGTCTTTGTAGTCTTGTCCTACAGACGAAGCGCGCCAGCTATCACGTTTCCAGTTTCCAAAAGTAGACCCCACACCGGCTTGGGTGGGGGTGTAAATTTGCTGTTGCGTAACCGTGTTAAATTCCACCGGATTACGCATCCACTGCCAATCTTCCTTGGCCGTTTGCACATCGACCCAAGCAGTATTGATCCAGCTTGCCATCCGGTAAGACTCGCCGGTCAAACCAGTAACGGTGATCAGCGGCGTGCTGGCGCCAGAGACGCCGCACTCCACGCGCAGTCGGTTGATAAGCTGGAGA